TCTAAACGACCATGCTCAAACGCCGCGTATTCGTTTTCAGATGAATTCTCATAAACACCATGCTGAAAAGCTGGAGAAACCCCGGCCCTGTCGTTTTGACCTGTTTGCGGGTATATAGCCTCTTCCCACCGAATGTTTGTGTCTAGATCGTAAATCTGTATTAAATACCCGTTTACAGCGGTTTGGTTTTTCTCCTGGTTTCCAGGCAAAAACGCCGCTGAAAAAACAGATATTATCTGTCGATAGTCTTTGGTCCGATACAGGTGAGACCCAAGGTGCATAAGAAGGCCTTGGGGTTTTGAGGAGAACTGGTTGGTCCCTCCTTCATCAAAAAACCTTGTGCCAAACGTTGTTGTATACTCAGCACGCTGGCCAAAGCCCTTCCTGACTTCCCATCCGCCTTTTCGATAAAGCATGTTTAAAACAAAGGCACCATTGGAATATTGCATGGGCGTTGTCCCAACACCCAGAATTTCTACTTCTTTGCCAACAACAGCCAATGGGCACCCCTATTAAACGTTATCGTAGCTTGACCAATCCTGGTTTACATACTGATTTGTTTCGTGGTTTGGTGAGCTTAAATAGTCTTTAAAGTCTCTTTCTCGTATAGCCAACTGTGCTTGCAACGGCTGGTTTACGGCGTTGTCTCGAATTGCATATTGCTTGTAAGCATACAAAGCAATTAAGTCATGGTAGGGGCCCAAACTGTCTATATATTGGCCCGCAGCATCCCAGTTTATGTCGGCAACTGGCACATACGACAGTTGGAATGTTTGAGTGTTAGACTCAGAAAACATTAAAACCGTTCCAACCATTGCCCATGACTGGTAGTTAGCCTGAAGGCCTCTCAGTCCGCTTACTGCTTTATAGATCGCACCACGCTCTGTTCCGTTTGCGTTTGATATGCGAACAGAGTTAAGCCTAATCATTGCATTAGCGGTTCCGACGCTTGGCGCTGGACCAATTAAAGTTACAGGGTTTCCGCCTGTAGAGCTAAGGTCGTAACTGTCTGACGCCGTTAAAGAAATAACCACTTGCCGAGCGTAAAAATCGTTATTGTACTCGCTTACACGAAGACGAAACTCGTTATACCCAGCATCAAGGTACGTGTTTAGGTTTGCGCTTGTAATAAACGTGCCGTCAGGCTCATCAATGTAAGACTGAAAAAGAGATTTTACGTCAGGGGCGTTCATCCTATTCCCCCCATTGTGTTGGGCCTTTTAGGCATTAAAGCCTCCGACCCTTTAGCTAGCTTGTCCACATCAGTAACGGCGTTTGCCATCTGTTGGGCCATCATTTGCTCACCCTGAACCTGCTGGTCTGTCATTGGGCTCTGGCCGACAATCCCAGCACCCAGCTTTTGCTGCAACTGTGCGTTTGGCATTTGCTGCCTTGGGAATACCTTACGCATCAACATGGCCTGCTGGTATGCCTCGTCAGGCATGCCTTGAGTCTCTAGAGAGATGAATATGTCAGCAACATACTGCTGACGCTCAGGAGGCATCTTGTAGTACTCGTCAGTCTTCATAAAGTCGCCAAAAACTTTCTTGAATGCACTAATGTCATCCGTGTTAAAGATTTCAACAGCAAAGCCTTTTTTGGCAGCTTCAAGAATATCTTCAGCGTGGCTAAGTGCCTGCACTTTTTCTGCAACATGGGCGTTGCCTGTTCTGAAGGAAAGCTCCTTAAGGGCCTGGTCAGGGGGTATAAGGCCCATCTGGAGCATCTCGAGAACTTTCTGGTCCCGGTCTCCAGACTCGTGCCTAAAGAGGCTCCCAGACTCAAGAAAGACTTCTGGATCCTTAATGATGTTTGTCCCTTTAAGCTCTTTCCAAACAACGCTTCCAAGATTGTCTAGCATCGAGACCATCTTCTTTTCTTTGTAAAAGTGGCTCATTAAGACCAATGCACATCGAGCAATGTCTCTGGTTCCTTTTTCTATGTTAGACTGGGTCATCTGAAGTTGGCTAAGATCTCGCTCTGCAAGCGCATTAATAGCCTTTCCGCTAGTAACACCAACCGCACGCTTGCCCATGGTCACCGAGTGAACGCCTGCAACGTCCATAATCTCGGCCTGCAACGTTCTAAGGTTGTCAATCATGTATGAGGGGATAGGGACGGGGGCAATCATCTCTGGCTTGCCGCCTGCCATGTTGTAGTAAACCTTCTCCCCGGCCACGTTTGTTATGGACTTAGAAGATATACCTGCCGACTTGGGTATCAACCATTTGGGATTTCCCATCATTTCGACATTCTGGAGGATTTGGCTACGTCCCTTGTTAAAGTACCACTGGAGGTCAATTAGCGGCGCTATAAGCCCCATGCCCCACAGCTTCATTGGTATCTGCGTGTATCTGACTACCTTTACAGGAAAAATGCCTCCCGGCACTTTGTCTTCTTTAAACAGGTACGTGCTTCCAAGAACAATGGCGTGGCGACCATCTTTCCAGTAAAACTCAAACACCTCGAGCCTGTTTTCTGGAACCCTGTTTTCTAGCGTTCCCTCGCCAGCAGACTCGCTTGTCTCGGCAGACTTTTCAATATCGTCTTTGTGATCTGGGTACGCCTCAATTAGTTCGTCTTTAGTGTGATACCTTCTAATGGCTATCCACTCAGACATATCAGGACATGTGACCTTAGGCTCAAAAAAGAGGTCGTAGGGGCTAATTGCCTCTACTTCAACATCTTGAGACTCTGGGTTGTAAAAGGTGTGAAAGGCAGTTGTCCCGCACGTAAGAAGGTGCTCAATGCCTTTTTCAATAACGTCTTTTACTTTCTGAGACTGCCACCAGTACTGCAACGCAATCTCTGAAGATTTTGCCTTAACAATGTCCTCTGGAGAGGGTGAAGCGGGCAACACAACGACAGACGGATAAGCTACCGAGAGCCGCGACAAAATGTTTCTGTAAACATTTATCAGCAAATTCACCGTCACTCGAGTCTGCTGTCCCCTTCGGGGTCGCGTAAGCTCATACTGCCGGAGGTTCTCATCGTAAGTCAGCCATTGGTTGCCCGAAAGGAAAAGCAAAGAAAGATCCCAAGACCTCTCTTCTTTAATTCGGTCATTCTTAGACTCGGATACGCGATCTCGCAGCCCACCGGGCCACTTTTTGCTGCCGCTTCCGTCCACCATAGTGGTGCTATCTTCGCCCATTACGCTTCCCGCCTACACTTTAAACATTTTGATAAATTCATCAATTCTAGCGTTTTCAGCTTTTTCATTATTTCTTTTGTCACGCCAAGAAGAGTAATTTTTTGCAGCTTCTATACCAGCCTCGCCAGCTTTGCCCAAATCGCCTTGGCCTAGGCCTGAAATTGTATCTCCAATAGAGCCGGCTATAGGAGCGTTTCCAGTCAACGTAAGAGGAATGTCTATAACGTCACCAACAAACTCAGCAATCCTCCAAGGGCTGTTTTCTTTTTCCCTTTTTTTGTCTTCACGAGCGCCATGGGCCATGGCCTCTGCTGCCCTAGAAAGAGAGTCTCCATACGTTCCAGCCATAACATTTCCTCCTAAAAAACAGGGGGGCCGAAGCCCCCCTTCACATTAAGCTGCGGTTGTGGGAAGCGCAAACTTAGATTGTGGTACAGCAAGCCAGAAGCAAAGCTGTAGGTCGGCATTTACCCCGGCGTCAATGTTAGCGGTATTTACCAACGACCTAAACCCGATCGTTGATCCGCCAGAAACAGCAAGGGTTAACCCTGTTGCCGATTTGGCCCAATGAATGCCATCCATCTCCTCTTTAGTTAAGCTAATTGCGGTGCCTAACTTGGTGTAGTTAGCAGCAATAGACTCAGAAGACTTTGGAGATACCATGATGTCGATATCGAGCGAAGATCCATTCGCCGCATCTGCCGCCGCTGCGTCATGCACATACTTGGCTGATGCTGCAACTAAAATGCAGTCGAACGGAATAAAGATACCTTCAATATGAGTAGCAGCCGTAGGGGCTAAATACTCAGCAAAAACAGAGGTTCCTGCGGCACCACCATAATCGGTAATGGTTGGCGCGTAAGAAACAAGTTGAGCCGGGTCTAGACCAGACTGGATACAAAAGTTGTTGTAGTCGGCCACAAGGGCTCGAGCGGTTGTAGAGGACATTAAAATTCTCCCTGTACGAGGTTTTCGTACTCTTCGATGTTTGAAAGATAACTGGGCGGAATAGCGTCCACAGCCTCGGCTTTTTTAAACTCAATCTCTTCCTGTCGAATTCGAAGCTCACGGTGAATTAATAAAAACACGTAAACACTAAGCTCAACCAAAAACAAACAAGCAATAACAGCTAAGACTGTGAACACATCAACCCCCTAGCGGAACAGACCAGTAAGCAGGATATTGGCATTCGGACGCTTGCATACAATGTTGTAATACCAGCGGTAGAATCCCTCAAATCGGTCAGCGTTAACAACGCGAGAAAGAACGTTTCCATCCAAATCTGCAAACCCAGGCTTCTGAAGCTCAGTAATGCACCATGTATCCGTCTTAAGGAACGCAATCATGCCGTCTGGCATGTCACGAGAAACCTTAAACGGGATACCTGCATAAGAAAGCCCATTAAAACCACCGTCGCCATGCTTGGCCTTGTTGGTATCAGTGTAAAGCTGCGTAGGCGCTGCTGCCGCCGCACCAGCTAAAGTTCCCTGGAGAAGACCAACGTACTGCTGTCGAACTAACGGGTTCATCAACATAACGTTAGGTTCTTTACCTGAACCATCAACCTGAAGAGTGACAGACGTTGTGAGAAGCTCATCAATGCACTGCTGTACTCGAGTAAGAGTAAGGGCGACTCGAGTGCCGGTGGCGGCGGTAGCTGCAATAGCAGACGTGATTGCCTTGCTTCGAAGAATCGGAGCTTGGCCCGCAGCAGCAACAGCAGGAACAGCAGCAGCATCGGCAGCATTTCGCGTAACACTAAAGTGAGTTGGGTTTGACATATTGTCAAAAATACCACTTGGCTGTTGTGCAAAAGCAAACGGAGCTTGGCCGATTGCAGCGCCAACGCTGTCAACCGCTTGAGTTGGGCTCAAAAGAACCGCAACAGAAGAGTTGCCTGTCATTGCAACCGTTGTGTAAGACGCATTAGCAGCACCGTTATCGCAGCACTGACGTATCTCAACAGTGCCAGCAGCGCGATTAAAGTCACTAACAAAGTAGTTGTTGTTAGTTGGCGCGTTAATAACATCGACTGGGTTAAACGTATCCATACGGATAAGCTCAACTCGAACCCATGTTGTCTCAACAAGACGGTTTACCGCAGTACCCGTAAGGGTTCCGTCAAACGCATTGAAAGACCCATCATACACGATAGTCAGAGGGTTCGAATCGCCAATCAAACCGCCAGCAAGCTGGGCGGCTACTGTGGCAACACCGGATGCAACCCCGTGCAATGCAAGGTAACCCTGAACCTGACCACCAAAGATGCTGGTCTTGTTGGCTGCATCACGAACGTCATCAACGAGTTTTTTCATTTCTGAATCAACCCAACTAATAAACGTATGTGTTCCACCCTTACGAGCAGCAGCGATAGCGGGACCAGTAACCGAGAAACGTCCGTATTGGAAACGGGCCGTCACGGCAAGGTCTTCGTATCCCTGGTCGCCAGCGGCAGGCAGTGCGCCACCTTCAGCAACAAACGCATTTCCAAGCGCAGCAGAGTTGTTACGAGAGATGTGGACTGGGATGATGCATCGACGACCATTCCAATCAACTTTAACTTTTTCCATCAATTCTAGTGCTAGTACTTCTTGGTTTAACTGTTCCTGGATCGGTCCCAGGTAAAAGTCCTGAAGAATAGCATCAAACGTAGCTAATGTAGCAGGCATTGCCTAACTCCTTTAAAAAATGTTGTTGTCTTTAACGTAATTCAACAAAGCGTGTCTTACGTCTTTCATTTGTTTTGGACGCTTATCTTTTGACACCCTGGAACTTCCAGGCGCTTCAGAGCCTCCAGACCTTCTAGGACGAGGAGCCGCCGCAGGAGTTTCCTGCGAATTTTCCTCCAGATACCGCTTAATTGCAGCTTCTTCTTTTTCAACCACGAAGGTGTTGAATCTTTCTGCGACCTGAAAAATATTAGTAGTGGGGTCTTGTGCCACAGCCTTTAAGACGGTTTCAGGAGGAACACTTGGGTATCGCTCCTTGATAACATCTAAATCTTTCATGAGTTGCTGCTTATAGTGCTGAACACGCAAATCATGCATTTGATTTTCTAGCTGCTTTACTCGACCATCGTCTTGTTCGTAACCAGAATAATCATCCAGATTTAAATCATCACCGTAGCTAAAATCGTCTGAATATTCTTCAAACTCTTGTTTAGCTTCTTTTTGTGCTGGCTTGCTCGAAAGGTAATTCTCTAATTCGCGATTACGCTCGCGGAGCGATTCGATTTCACCCTTGTAGTCGTTCCGAGCATCCAACACGGACTTAAACCTAGAGTAGGGGACTCGATGACCCGCACCTTCTTCGCTTTCATCACTACTTTGCTTAACGTCTTCATCAGGGGATTGAGACGATCTTTCTTCGTCTAGCGTGTTATCCCTAGCCTCGATGCTCTCTTCTTGGCCCTCAATAGGCTCACCAATAAAACCATCCCCATCATCTTCAACAGGGAAGGTGTCTCGGATTAAACCATCAGCCTTTTCAAAATCTTCGCCACTAAGAAAACCAGACATCACATACTCCTTTTACGCCGGGAGGCGATTAATCATATAGCTCTGTGTTGGGAGCTACGTCGTCATCAGCAGAATCTCTGCCGAATTCATTTTCGGAACCTGAATAAAGCTGGCCAGTGGCAAGCTCATACTCGAGTACTTGCGACACACTGTTCGGCCTTAGGTCCCTTCGGACATCGTCTTTGATATGGTCTACCTGTTCCATCCCGATAAGGGATAGAGCGCACGCAAAAATCATATCATCGTGACGTCCAATTTCGGCTTGAGGTTTATTAGCGGTCGAAAAGACAAAGGTATTAATTTCGTCTTTAAGGCGCTCGTCAGTTACCTTAAGCCATTCACGCGAGATGTACTCTTGCATTCTAGCTAAGAGCACACTCCTCGTACTTACGTTTGTTTGAAACCCCATTGACTCCTGCCACCGCTTCTGAATAGAGTCGTATTTTGTCCTACGGTACATAAGGCCCCATTGTTTTGCCACCAGATACTCAATAATAGATAGACCATACGAGTTAGATTCTGGAACAATTAGGCACTTATACTTCTTAGCTTCGATTAAAACCTGTCTGGCGAACTCGGTCGGGGGTATCTTCCCGTAGAACGACGAGGCTATCATAGGGGTTCGTTTGTTGGTCACATCCATTACCACAAAGGACGAGTGGTCGCCCTCGAGGGAGCCTGAGGCTGTATCGACGCCCATGGTGTACAGGCAGTACTTTGACGGCTTGAGGTATTGCTCATATCCTTCGTATGCTTTTGCATGGGGGAAGATATGGGACGTAAAGAACCTGCGACCGGACGTGATGAATGCGAGGTCTGCGGTGACCGGGTACTCTTGACAGAAAGTGTTCCAGTCGGACGCACACCTAGTTATGTACGTGTATGCACCCCAGTAGACACTGCTGGTGGAGAGCTTGTGCTCCTTTGCCAACTCTTGAAGCTCAGAGGGGATAAAGTCGGGCTCGGAAACAAGCGAACACTCCGGGCTATCGGCCCAGGAGATAAAGAGCTTGTTGAACCCGTTTTGCCCGTACCATATTTTATGAGCGTCGTTGAGTCCCTTGGCGGTGGTCTCGAGGGCAACCGAAGCATTCTCACCGGCTGTGTTAAGCGCAGCGGCGATGGTAGACTGGATGTCGGAGTACATTGCAAACTCTGAGCAGTGGATCGCCTGGAAGGTGTCACCACGCAGAGCTTCAGAGCCCGCCGTCGATGCAACAATTCGCCCACCGTGCTCGAAACTCATCTCATGTAAGTTTTCTTGGGCGATGGGGAATTGAAGCAGCGGGGGGAGATTGCGGTAAAACCGCTTATAAATACGGAAGATGGCCTTTGCCGAGTCGTCCGTATGGGCCATTACCAACGAAGAATAGTGAGGCGTAAAGAGACTGCGCCAGAAGTTTTTCGCTGCAATAATGGTGGTGAGCCCTAGTTTCCGCCCTTTTAACACGTACTGCCAGGGGTTTAACGCATCAGCCTCCAGGAATTGCTTTTGAGCATGGTTGGCTTTGAGGTTAATTAGCTCACCATCTTTATCCACAATCTTAAGATAGTTCTCGCAAAAGTACGTAAAATCAGTCGCACAGCGACGGATCACCTCTGCATCTTCCTTAGAGATTGTGAATTTCTTTGCCATCTACGCCGAGTACTTCATGATAAGTTCCTCGAGGTCTTTATAGTATGGATGCTCTTTGTCGGGCCAGTTGTCTAGCAGCCCTTGAGCCTCCATTACAAAGTCTTCGCCTCCGTCTGGTGCGGGCATTTCAACGGCTTCAGCTTCCATTTCCATTTCGCCGCCACCTGGCATTGGTGCTGCTTCTGCCAGCATAGCCATTGCTGCATCAGCTTTTGGCGACGGTTTGCTGGGGCTCTTTCGGCCCCCCATAGCTCTTGGCATCTTTTCCTCCGATCGTAGGTTGGGGTTGAATTTTTTTATCCGCAAAGGCCACGTAAAGGCCTGCGTCTTTTTTATTTTCTGAGTGAGCAACGGTCTTTCCGTCACTCTTCTTAATGATCTTACAGTGCTTTGGCCCTAATGGACCATCACAGACTATTTGATAGGGCACGGCATCCTCCCTTTTAATACTTGCTTTTCTTTTTACCGCTATCGGTTTGGCTCTCTTTGGTTTTTTTGTATTTATTTTTTCTAATGAAATAGTTTCCCATTTCCTCTGCCGCTTTTTTTCTGAGCTTTAAAGATGGGCTATTTTCTTTTTTGTCTTCACCCTTAGCCATCTCTAGGCCCCTTTGAGGTGAACGAGTGCTACGCCTGTAACACTGTCTGTTCCAGCGCCAGCGGTTTCTATCGTTGCTCGAATGTATTTTGCAAAAGCCGCCGAGTGGACAACAGAAGATCCTGCTGCCGTGAGCGTTGCCGATACGACCAGGTCTGTGAAGTTAAGCCCGTCTACGCTTTCTTGCAGTTGCACCTTACCGCCTGCGTTTGCGGCGGCAGTTGCGATGAATGCCATCGAAAGCTGAGTGTACTGACCAGTATCAATAATTGGGCCCACGCCTGTTCCGCTTCCGGTGACCGGCACGGGAAAGACATGCTCTGACTCAAACGGTACACCAGAGCCTGTGTTTGTTTGGACTCCGACTGCAATGTATGTTCTATCTTCCATTGTGTTCCCTTGTGTTTAGCAATTCCACTTTCTAAGTGATTTGTTAATTCGGCTATCTGGGTCGTTGGCTGTTTTGGCACTTGTTAACTTTTTCTTCATACCACCCATGCGGGCACAAAAAGATTTTTTTCGCGATCCACCCTCTGGTTGTGGAGCCTTAAGGTCAGAGCCTGGGTTTTCTTTTTCGTAGGACTTACGCCCCTTCTCGTTGAGACCACCCTTCTTATTTTTCCCTTCTTTGCGTTGCCACGCTGGGCTTTTGGCCATCTTAGACGCGGCTTCACTTCGAGGATGTTTGCGTTTAGTAGCCACCCTTCTTCCCCTTTTTAGGTTTAGAACTAGTTGTGGCTCCTGCCTCAACCTCTTGCTGTTGTTTCTTTTGTTTTTTCCGAACCGGGTTTTCGTATGCTTTTTGCTTCCACGCCTTAAACGGACCAAAGATTAATGCGTGTACTTCTGCCTGCCTGTCTGCCATGGCTCTCTGTTTTTTTGCCTGTTTTCGCTTTGCCATTCTTTCATCGTAAAGTTTATCGGCAGCTTCTTCTCGAGCACGTCTTGTTTGTTTATCTCTCATAAAAGACCCCTAATACCCCTAATGCTTTGTAACAGCTTGTTTGCTGTTTGTCTTTTGGGGCTCTTCCTCTTCACTGGTTTTTTCCTCTAAGTATTGGATTTCATTTAAGATATTAACCAACTCGTAGTCTTCCTCACCTTGAGAAAGTATGCTTTGCACTTTAAGTGCAGCGTACTTTACCTCGAGTGTGTTCTTCAAGATCTTGAGCTTATCAAGCGAATCACGGTTCTCCTGGCTTGTCCTAGAACCATCCTGCCACTGAGAGAACCGACGCTCCAACAAAAACTTAGCCGCACGCCAATCATCATCAGCATGGGCATACAACCGACGAACCAACTCCATCTCACTATCTTTCTCTGCGCGTGTTACAGCCTCCGAAAATTCAGGATGGCGCTTCAACCAATCAAAGTAAGTCGCACTAGAAATGTTACCCGCAGCACAAGCACCCTTGACCGACATACCATTACGCAAAGCATCCAAGATACGCTTCACACGATCGGGCTCGTACTTACTTCTTCTACCCGCCATTGCACTACTCCTGGTTATTTTCATTAGGCTGCTAGACTGTGACATCTTGTCACTTGACACGCAACGTTTTCATAGCCCATGAAGGGGACTAGGGGATTAAGAGGAATGGCTCTTATCTCCATACCTTTCTTCAAAAACAGAGAAGTCGAAAATCGTATTTTTCATTTCTTTTTACGTTCGAAGAGATGGCAATAAAGGATCGATATCGATCCGGAAAATAGGATCGCCTTAGAGATGCTAGAGGGGCCTAGGGTAGGGCCTAGAATATCCACGTTGTCTAGGGGTAATTCGTTTCAATTAGAGCCGATGAGATGCATCGAACAAGGGCCCTACCCTATAGGGGTCTACCCACTGAAACGCTCTAGAGCTTCCTTCCTGTCTCTAGCCTTAGTGCCCTTGTGCAATACGATGTGCATCGTTTCAAGGTAGGCAGTAGCCACAGAGATAAAGCCAATGACGTGCTTATTGTGCATAGCCTTAGCATCCATGACCTTAAGAGCCTCGAGCCTTTCTAGGGCCTTTCTACATACTTTCCTGGCGTCCCTATGCGATGGAGTTAGGGCATGGTCAGAGTAGGGTTTAAGAGCATCCAGAAGGGCTGCTAGCTCGCCACCCATGATTAGGTATGAGGATTTAACGTTCTTAATCCTGGATAGGTTCACGCCGCTATCTCTTCGAAGACAGTCAATCGAAGCGTATATAGAGCCTAGGGTTTGAGCGATGAAAGGCTCTAGGAATTCCTTAGTGGGAATTTGGGTCATCTTAACAGGCTCTAAACGGACTACGCTTCCACGATCCGACTCGATCGGATTTCCCTTCTTTTTAGGGTTTGGAGGTATTATCTCAACCTCACCCGTAAAAGGGGTACGGGTATTACTTCCACCGTCGTTATCTAAACTCTCAGTTTTGTTTATTTGCATTTGATAAACTCTCCGTTTACATTTGTTTCACGTTCTAAACGAACTTAACCACGAAACAAGCGAGAAACAAATGCGAGACCTTCTGACAAGTATCAAGTATCGGATCGAAGAATGGAGGATGACCTTATTCATTCCTAAAGGTGCGAAGCAATTGTTGTTCGTTCACCTTAAGCAATACGGTCCTAAGGAATGCACTGTGAATGATGTTATGGCGTGGCGAGTCGATACCTCGACAGACAGCCATGACCCCTACGCTTATGTTGTGACCTACAAGGGCAAAGCATACCAGGGGGAAATCTAGTCGAAACGTCCTTAGGGACGTCTATTAGGGACTAGCCGCCCTAGTACTGAGGAGACAGGCTAACCACTAACCACGGAGATCATCATGGTCACTATTGAAGGAGTCAAAGTCGTATGAATGACGCTGTTAAGCTAATGAAGCGATCCTACATTATTTCAGAACTTGCAAGCATGCACGAAAACGACGGGCCGAAGACTAAGAGCTTTTCCTTTTCGTGGCATATACTCAGGCACACATCAGGAAATCCCAAGTTTGTTACTTTGGGCATGGAGGATCTCTACTTTGCGCTTGAAAAGATAACCAACAATTCCGATCGGGACTGGCTCGCAGAAAAGATCTATCAGATCAACCGAAGCGGGATCTGCCATTTTCTCGACTATCTAGATGATGAAAACTTAGAGAGAATGACCGATCCATCTATTAACCTTTTTCCACTAGCAGGGGTTTAACATGAGCAAGCAAAACGAAAACGATCCAGGATTCCCGCGAACCTTGTCTGTGTCTTTCGACATAGTCACAGACGCACCAACGGACCATTTT